GAGGTGGTGGTGGAGCTAGTGCAGCTGGTTCAAATGGTGCATCACCTAATACAGGTGGAGCAGGTGGAGCAGGTTTAACTTTAGATACAAACATGGCAAGTCCAACTGTGACTGTCGTGGGCTCTGGTGGCGGTGGAAGTCTTTATCAAGGTAATTTACCAGGAACTGCTGGAGCAGGAGGAACTGGTGGTGGAGCTGGAGGAAGTCCTTCATGTAAAACTAATCCAGGAGTAACAAACTCTGGTGGTGGAGGTGGCGGTGGTTTTGGTCATGATTGTGCTCCTTCTAGAGGTAGTGGTGGAAATGGTGGTTCAGGAGTAGTCATAGTAAAAGAATTAGATAAAGCATCAGGAGTTTGGTCGATGTCCGAACAACTTGATGCATTGGATGAAGGCACATGGCCTAAGAGAGAAGTAACAACAGATTATTTAGTCATCGGTGGTGGCGGAGGTGGTGGTGCATTTTGTGGTGGTGGAGGTGGTGCAGGAGGTTATCGTGCATCAGGATATGGTCCATGTGCATCACAAGGAACAAGTTTAAGTTTAGGTTTAGGAACTCACGCAGTTGTAGTAGGAGCTGGTGGAGCTGCTGTAGGAAGCACCTCTCCTAGTGGCGGATCTAATGATGGAGCTAATTCATCTTTTGCAGGAATAGAATCTGAAGGTGGTGGTAAAGGTGGTGATCCCGCTAACTCACCTGCTGGTACTGGTGGTGCTGGAGGATCAGGTGGTGGTGGAGGCGGTAATGGAACTGCTGGTGGATGTGCGTATACTGCTGGAGCAGGTAATACTCCTCCTACAAGTCCTTCTCAAGGAAATTCTGGAGGTGCAGGAGCAGTAAGAAGTTCACCTTTCCCAACAAATGATGAAGCTGGTGGTGGAGGTGGTGGAGCATGTGGTTCTGGAGCAGCTGCTTCAGCAAATTATGGTGGTCCAGGTGGTAAAGGTTTTACAAATGCTATTTCAGGTTCTTCTAGAGCATACGCTGGTGGTGGAGGTGGTGGATCTGCTGGATTGTTAGGTGGAGCAGGAGGATTTGGCGGTGGTGGAACTGGAGGAGATGACACTGCAAGTGCAGGTACAGCTGGTATTGATGGAACTGGTGGTGGTGGAGGTGGAGCAGGAGCAAATGCTCACCCAGTATTATCAGGAAAAGGTGGTGATGGTACAGTAATTGCAAGAGCAAATGCAGGTCAAGGTGTTACATTAACTGCAAGTCCTATTTGTGCAGGCTCTGTTGCTTTTAGTGCAAACCCAGCTGGTGGTTATGATCAAATAGCAAATTTTACAGGTTCAGGATGTTTAACAATAGCTGATGGGGATCCAACAGTTACATTAGTAGATTATTTAGTAGTTGCTGGTGGTGGAGGTGGTGGTGGAACTCCTATAACAACATACGCTGGCGGTGGTGGTGGAGCAGGGGGATACAGAGCTTCTGGTTATGGTCCTTCTCCATTAAGAGCTCCAAAAATGGGTTTTAGCACAGGTAAGTATCCAGTAACAATTGGCGCTGGAGGTGCCGCGAACAGAAGAGGTGGTGATTCAGTAATTCAAAATATTGTAGCTTTAGGTGGCGGCGGTGGAACCGCACCTCAAGGACCAGGTCCAGCTAGAAATTGTGCTGATGGTGGTTCAGGAGCAGGTGCTTATATGGGTGAAGGCCCTGCAGGAGAGCCAACAAGATCACCTCCAGGACCAGGTGGAACAGGAGCAAGAGGTGCTGGAAATCTTTTTGGTTGTACTATTCCACAAGGTAATCCAGGAGGATACTCATCTCAAAATGGAGAGACTTCTGGTGGTGGTGGAGGTGGAGTAACTGAAGCTGGAGTTAGAGCACCAGGACCGCAAAGTCCTGCGCCCGAAGCAGGAAGAGGTGGAGCAGGTGCACCAAATGATATTACAGGATCAGCAGTATCTTATGGTGGTGGTGGCGGTGGTGGAACAGGTTATAATGGAGCACCAGGACCAGGATCAGCAGGAGCAGCCTCACCATGTGGAACAGGTGGAGCTGGTACAAAAGCTAATTGTGGAACAGGTGGAACAGGGACTACTAATAGAGGTGGTGGCGGTGGTGGAGTTGGTGGATCATACAATCCATCTTATAGTAATATGGCTGGAGCTGGTGGATCAGGAGTTATTGTATTAAGAGCACCTGGACCTTCAGGACCTACATTTACTGTAGCTCCAGGAACTAATAGTAAAGCAACATTACCAGGACCTGCAGGAGGGTGTACTGTAATGACATTTACTGTATCTGGAACGTTGACTATAAGTTAAAATTAAATTATAAATATAACATTTAAGGAGTAATAATATGGCACATTTTGCAGAATTAAAAGCAATGACAGATCCAACAGGATTTACGCAAGATTCACATCAAGTTGTACAAAGAGTTGTAGTTGTAGGAAACGATGTAGTTCCTTCAGACATGCACCAAGATGGAGAAACATGGTGTATTAATTTTTTTAAAGGTGGAATATGGAAACAAACTTCTTATAATCATAATTTTAGAAAACAATATGCAGGAATTGGAGATATTTACGATCCTGTAAAAGATAAGTTTTTATCCCCACAACCCCATAAATCTTGGTCACTCGATGATAATGATGATTGGCAAGCACCAATTGATAAACCATCAATTATAGATGATGGTCAAGCAGAACCAGAATGGATATATATAATTTCTTGGAATGATAAAAAATATCAAGCGGATAATACAAAAGGTTGGGAAGCAACTAAATCAAACGACGAAGCGGAAACTCCAACAGTTTACGATTGGAACGGCACAGCCTGGGTGTCCGCATAGGAGGACACAATGCCAAGAAATAAAGTTGGCTCATCAAACGGTGGAGTAATTGGAAAAACGAATAAAACTTCGTTTGGAAAAAATGTAATTTCACCAAATTCATCAACAACTTGCATAACTTTACAACCAGGAACTAGAGTTGTTCAAGCTGTATTAGTGGCTGGTGGTGGCGGTGGAGGTGACAAAGGTGGTGGAGGTGCTGGTGGTTTAAGAAATTTAGAAATTAATGCTCAATCAAGTTTAAGTGTAACTATTGGTGGTGGTGGAGCTGGTAGCTCTGAAGCAGGTGCTAGAGGTAGCACATCTTCTATAACAGCATGTGGAACAACGGTTTCATCTATTGGTGGTGGCGGTGGAACAGGACCAGGACCTGGTGGAAGTGCTTGTGCACCTGGAGGATCAGGTGGCGGTGCAAGTGTGGATGGTTGTGGATCAATAGCTTTAGTAGGATGTAGTGTAACACCTCCTGCATCAAACGCAGGAGTAGGAACAGCGTGTCAAGGAAACCCTGGTGGTTTAGGAACTGCAGGACCTGGAAGTTTTGCTGTGGGATCTGGCGGTGGTGGAGCTGGAGCTGCTGGAGGCGCGGCTGTCAAATCTGGATCAAATTTTAATTCAGGAGCTGGAGGTGCAGGAGTAGATGTAAGTCCTGATTTTCCAGGAGCACCTAATTGTGGTGTGTACGCTGGAGGCGGCGGTGGTGGAGCTGATAGTAGACAATCTGGTTCTAAGGGAGCTGGTGGAACTGGTGGCGGTGGAGCAGGAGGAAGAACTCCTTGTGCACCAGTTGCTGGAACTGCTAACACTGGCGGTGGTGGCGGTGGAGAAGGAGCAAATCCTGTACCTGGCCCAGGGGGAGCAGGTGGATCAGGAATAGCATTAATAAGAGAATTAAATAAAGCAAGTGGTGTGTGGTCAATGCAAAGTCAATTTTCAGCAAGAGTTGATGATACATGGCCTGATGGAACTGTTTGTTCAGCATTAGATGTAGATTTTTTAGTCGTTGGTGGCGGTGGGCCTGGTAGAGGTGGTGGAGGTGGAGCTGGTGGTTTTAGAACTTCTTTTCCAGGAGGCACTAAAGCAACTGTAAGAACTGCTCAAGGACCTTTCACAATGACTGTAGGTGGAAACTGTTCTCCTTCGGTTGCTTTTTGTGGTGCATCATTTTCAATAGCATCTGCTGGTGGTGGTAGAGGAATGAGTTTTGGATGTTCTAGTGGAGATCCTGGAGGTTCAGGAAGCGGAGGAACTGGTCAAGCCCCGAGTGGTAATGGTAGACCAGGAGGTGCGGGTAATGATCCACCAGTAAGTCCACCTCAAGGTAATCCAGGTGGTGATGGAGCAAGTCCTTATAGATCTGGTGGTGGAGGTGGTGCAAACGCAGCAGGTGGAACATCGCCATCTTACTCAGTAGCTGGTAATGGTGGTGCGGGATTAGACAATAGTATTACAGGTTCTTCAGTAAGATATGCTGATGGAGGTGGTGGAACTAACCAAAATGAATCTAATCAACCTGGATCTGGTGGATTAGCTGGTGGACCATCCGCTGGTAGAGGTAATTATAGTGGTCAATCAGGTGGAGCAAATGGAGTGGCAAACACTGGTGGTGGTGGAGGTGGTGGTTGGTGTTCTTCTGGTGGTACAGGTGGTTCTGGAATTATAGTTGTAAGAGTCCCAGGTCCTAGTGCGCCTTCAGCTTTAGCTGTTGCGCCTGGATGTAATACTTTAACAACTCACCCTGGAGGAGATAAAATAGCAAAATTTGTAGTAACAGGAACATTGACAGTTTCTGACTAATTGATATAAGAAAGATATAGAAAGATGAACCTAACAAATTATTATTGGTATTTTCAATCAGCGATTCCAGAACGTATTTGTGATGAAATTGTAAAGTATGGTAAATCTATACAAGATCAAATGGCTGTCACTGGTGGTTATGGTAATAAAAAATTAAATCAAGCACAAGTAAAAGATCTAAAGAAAAAAAGAAATTCTAATATTGTTTGGATGAGTGATAGGTGGATTTACAAAGAGATACAACCATATATTCATAAAGCAAATGCAAATGCAGGTTGGAATTTTCAATGGGACTTTTCAGAAAGTTGTCAGTTTACAAAATATGAAAAAGGTCAATTTTATGATTGGCACTGTGATAGTTGGAATAGACCTTACATGAGAGATAATCCAAATGCACCTGATCATGGAAAGATTAGAAAGTTATCCGTAACAGTAAGTTTGTCAGATCCAAAAGATTATAAAGGCGGTGAATTAGAGTTTGACTTTAGAGATGAAGATCCAGATAAAAAACCTAACATTAGAAAATGCACAGAGATATTACCAAAAGGATCTTTGGTTGTATTTCCTGGTTTTGTGTGGCATAGAGTATGCCCAGTAAAAAAAGGATCTAGATATAGTTTAGTGATATGGAATTTAGGATGGCCTTATAAATGAGTTTTCCAAAACAATTACAATTAGAAGAGTATTTTAAGTGTCCTATATGGTGGGCAGATGAACCTAAGTTTGTTAAAAAATTAAATAAAGCATCCGACCCTTATATTAAAGCATCACAAAAAAATTCAAAGAAAGCTATAGATCAAAGAAATAAAAAATTTGGTAACAAAGGAGATATGGGTCATGTATTTCACTCAACGTCATTAATTAATGATCCTAAATTTAAAGAATTACAAGATTATATAGGAGCAACAGCATATAACTTATTAAGTGAGATGGGTTTTGATTTAACTAATTTTCAAGTATTTACCACAGAAATGTGGGTGCAAGAGTTTGCTAAAAAAGGTGGTGGACATCATACATTACATACACATTGGAATGGTCACATATCTGGTTTTTATTTTTTAAAAGCATCAGAGGCAACATCTATGCCAATGTTTGAAGACCCAAGACCAGGTAATGTTATGAATCTTTTGCCAGAAAAAGATAAATCAAAAATTACGTACGCAAGTTCACAAATTCATTACAAAGTTCAACCAGGTAGAATAATATTTTTTCCATCGTATATGCCACATCAATATGTTGTTGATATGGGTTATGAACCATTTAGATTCATACATTGGAACTGCCAAGCGATACCGAAAGGAGTTTTAAATGTCGTTCAAGAAAAATAAATACAGTGTTTTAAAAAATGCAATATCAAAAGAGTTAGCAGATTTTGTATATAAGTATTTTTTAAATAAAAGAAATGTGGCAAAGGTATTATTTGAATCTAAATACATTTCACCATTTACAGAATATTGGGGTGTATGGAATGATGAACAAGTTCCAAACACATATTCACATTATGGTGATCTTGCTATGGAAACTTTATTACAACAAGTAAAACCTGTTATGGAAAAACATACAGGGTTAAAATTATCTGAAACGTACTCGTATGCTAGGATATATAAAAATGGAGATGTGTTAGCTAGACACAAAGATAGATATTCTTGTGAAATATCTACTACTTTAAATTTAGGTGGAGATGACTGGCCAATATATTTAGACCCAACTGGTAAACAAGGACAAGCTGGTGTTAAAGTAAAATTAAACCCAGGTGACATGTTAATATATTCTGGATGTGATTTAGAACATTGGAGAGAAGAATTTACAGGCAAAGATTGTGGTCAAGTATTTTTGCATTACAATAAAGCAGGATCTAAAATGGCAAAAGAAAATGCCTTAGATAAAAGACCTATGATAGGTTTACCTGCATGGTTTAAAGGCACGAAGTTGACTAATTCTACAAAATAGTCTATACAATAGACTGGTAGGGAGAGACACCACCACACCCTCTCCCTGCTTTTAATCTATTAATTAACTGTAAAATAGGTATAATGGATT